CATTAAGGTGGTTCTGCTTGGGACAGTTTGTTTTTTCTTCTCTTTAGCCCTTTTAACAGATCTAGCCATCAAACTTTTTTTCAAATCCATTATGCTTTTCCTTTCTTAGCTTTGTTTCTGCGTGATATAGCCGCGCCGATACGCTTGGCCTCTGCTTTACTACCAGCACCCCAAGCCTGTAAGCTAAGAAGAAGTCTGGTTGGTTCGCCCTTCTCGTCCCTCTCAGGACCCCTCATGCCGCCCATGCGTTGCAGAAAAGATGCCCTGCGTGGGTTGTCACCTGACTTAACAGGGGCTTTTAAGGTGCCGCCCTTGTAAGAGTCACGCCCCTTTTGATTCAATCCACCTTTAGGATTCTTACCTGCCTTGCGTGTCCATGCTGGGGTTTTCATTAACCAAGCCCTCGTTTACCAAGGCTTCTAAGATTAACCAGTGAACGCCGCGATCCAAACGCAACACCGCGTCTGCCTGTGCCACGCCTAGCCTTAGTGCTTCTACCAACGCCAGCAATAACAGGTTCAACCTCGTCAGGCTCGTCCTCTATCTTAGGCTGAGGTGGCTCATCTCTGGTTTCCTGCTCAGTGGTGGGTACATTCTTGTAAGGGCTAGCACTAGCCATGCCAGTGTATGTGCCATCCTCATCAACGCCAACAATGTTGCCATCCTTAAACACAGGCTTGCCACCAGCAATAACCTTCTGGAGCATAGCCTCGTTCATCTTTCTCTTAGCAATAGCCGCACCAGCAGTGGTTGCGCTAGGAATAACAACCCTTGTGTCACCTCTTGCCTCAGTCACCATCTTGCCAAGTGCATTAAAGTTGGAAGCACTTCCAAACTCAGAACGCCCAGCTAATGCCGCCGCATCCCTAGCACCTTGTCCAGTGCTACCTAACATTGCTTGGAAAGCCGCAGGGCTTCTGCCCATAGCTAGACGTTGCGGTGCGCTAAATGATTCTTCCTGATTGCTCTGCGAACTTCCACTGCCCATATCAATTCCCCTTCAAACTAAACCAGCCTAACTTGCCTGTCTCTGTACGAAGCCAGTAAGCATCACGATAACCCAAGCCACTAAACAAACCAATAAGCCCCTTAAATGATCTGGCAATCTCAACTCTACCACCCAAACAAATAAAATCTACTAACCAAACAGTATCACCACCACCAGCAAACCAATCAGCATCGAACCTTCTAGTGGCTAAATATTTTTCCACCTGATCCGCATTAGGAAAACCCCAAGTAGCCAACACACCATCCTCTACCAAACACTGCCCTAAACTAATAGGACGAGCAACGTACAATTCTAACTCTCTATCACCCCACCAACTGTGATAGTCACTGCTTTGAACTAAATGCTGTATCGTGCTTTTTTGAATCATAATGTTTGTGGTAGACCCCTTGCGAACATAACAGTCGCACTTTTGACCCCCACCCCACCTTATCCAAGGTCTATAGACACCTTAATTTCGCCAGCATGTAGGTGCATATGCTTATCTGGTGCTTTGAAGCCAGCTCTGTCCAAGATATCCTTGCTAGCTTCTAGCTGAACGTACTCACTCTTAGCACCACCAGATAAGGACACAAGCCGAGCCGCGGCAAGGGTAGCACTCACGCCTAACTGCTCACCTATCGCTTGCATCATGTACGCCTGCACATGTGGGAGCTTGAGAGTCTTCTGTGCTGTCACTCTTCCTGCATCACCCTTAGCATAGCCAGCAATCTCAGCGGCATCTTTTATGGTACAGCCTCTTGCTACTAATGTATCCACCAAAGCAGTCTGTTTATCGGTTAACTTAACTACACTTGTCATCTGCCCCCCCTTGTGTTCCCCCCCACTTTCATACCTTTCTGAACATCTTGTCAACGCACAAAACGACAACCACGACAACAGACCTATCTGAAAGATCAAAGCTCTTTGCTCACGTCTTTACCTACAGAGCCAGTGCGTCCTTGCTGTGTCGCCGTTGACACCACTTGCCCCTGTCAAGCAACTGTCCTCGCCAAGCCCCATTATCCGAAGCACAACCTGTCATCCAAGTATAGTCGCAGGCCGCACCCTGCCAATGGCTGTTTCTACTGGTTCATATCCGTCTCGCCGTGGCTGGACTATACTTGGACGCTTCACCAGCCCAGCAGGGCTGTTTCGCGCCGTGGGTGTCAGGTCGTGCTTTCGGACGGGGCATAAGGCGAGGGCAGTTCCTCGTCAGTTACAAATGGAGTCAACTATGACAAAGCAAGTAAACACTAACTCTTTCGCTAAAGACATCACAAAGCTCTTTGCTCTTTCAGACAGGACTACAAATTCAACATTACAGTATTTCACTAACAAGATCATCAAGGATATCAAGTGGAACACAAATAACAAGTTGGAGAAAATCCAGAGCATGGAAGAAGAATGTCTAAATCTCTACATCGAACACAAAGAAAACGGTGTCGTGCTAGATAATGACAGAATCTTACAGCTTCAAAACGACATCGAATGGAATCAGCATCAGATCAAAGTCAATGACGATCTTGAGCATTACTTCCAGACAGCTTCCGAACAACTCTTTCCAAAGGTACACGCCGACAGCAAGGCAGTCGCTGGATCTATTGACAGATTGGAAGCTAAATACAAAGCTATGAAGGGTGCTAAGTAGCACCTTTCTCTCCCTACTGCCTCGGTGCTTCGGCATCGGGGCTTTTTTTATGGCTATATTTCACGCCGCCGCAGGGCAGACAACCAACATTACTTGTTGCAGAGTGCAACTAACTGTTATACACTGCAAGTACGCAGTGAAATTGAGGAAAAAATGTCAAACTTTCTTATCGGTCTAGGTATTTTCGCAATGGTATTCGGCACATCAATGGCTGAACCAATGTCAACCAACGTATTCTTAATGCAAATAGGATTAATATTTGGCGGCCTAATCTCTGCCATCTACGGCGGTATCATCCGCAAATAAATCGTTCAAAAAGGAGAACCAAAATGGATGCTTTCAAAATATCTGCTGAAATGCGTGCAATACAATTCAATGCTATTGAAACAACCAAAGACATAATGGTTTGTAAAGTTAAAGATTTACCAGAACCAAAAGATAACAAGCTTAGTTTAATAACAAATAAACATCTTGAAACAGGTTTGTGTGTAATGTTTCACACAACAGATGGATGCGTAATGGAAGTGCGTGGCTATGATATAGAAGGCAAAGAGTTTTCTTACAAGTTTCACTATGAAAAAGCACCTAAACAGCCAGTCACAATGAGGGCTGTAAGCGCATCTGGAAAAGCAATCAAACTTAAAGTCTCAGTTGACACATCAGACAAACAAAAGTCTGGTGTTAAAATTATTCAAAAATAGGAGAACCACTATGAATGATATGACATCAGTACAGATCATCGAAAACGAATGGTCATTCCCTGTAGAAACATATGACTTATGGGCTACATCAGCATTGTCAAACACACCAGATGCAGAAGTGCCTCAGTCTATGGCTCGTGCGATTGTTCGCACAGATACAAACCAAGTTCTTGGTGTTCATGGCTCTAAGTACAAAGCAATCAAGCATGATGATGTAGTAAATTCCGTGCTTGATGCTGTAAAGAAATCATCTGTGTCTAATAATTACGAAACAAAAATTGAAATCTTTGACAACGGTGCAAAGCTACGCGGCACGATAGACTTCAATGATCTAACTATCGAACCAGCAGTAGGTGACTACGTTAAGTTCCGCGTTCAGTTCTTCAACTCATATGATAGTAGCTGGGCATTTCAACAATCAGCTTTTGGCCTACGTTTATGGTGTTTGAATGGATGTACACACGCAGATACTGTAGCTAATACATGGGCAAAGCATACAACCAACGTCAATGTTGAAGGCAGTTCAAGCAAGATCAAAGCTGGCTTGGAATCTTTCTTGCAAACACCAGACATTTACAAGTCATGGATGTCAACTCATGTCGATGATGAAATGGCAGAGATGTTCTTTAAGCATAGAATGTGCCGTGTACCTAACAAGACAAGCACATTCAAATGGAATGAGCGTATGTTAGATGCACTCATGTCCTGCTGGTACAGTCACAAGTCAAAGCTAGGCTCAAACAAATGGGCTTTGTACAATGCTTGTACTTATTGGGCTAGTCATACCAGTGAGTCACGTTCACCAGCTAACACACAAAGGTTGCGTGACAATCAACTAGCCAAGGTATTCAAGAAAGCTAACTGGCATAGTGTTTAATCGCTCGGCGTAACCGCCCCGCCCCACATAAGGCAGGGGGCGGTTGCGCCTTGCTTCAACAATGGGAGAACCATAATGAAAATATCATTTATCAATCAAGTCAAAGATGTTCAACGATCATTGGCTTTACTTAATGAACGTGCGTCCGAAGAACAGTCGCAGTTCAGCTATCAAATACAACAGGCAATGTGGTCTATAGATAGAGTCGCATCAACATACGATGAAGTTCTTGGTCGTGACTCTGTAGAAGATCAATCATATCGCCCACCTTTGAAGGAGGTTTAGACATGGCACTTATGCAACAACGTCATTACGAATATCTTGCAGACCATGTAGCACCATTAATGTCTTGGCCTAGTGCTATTGTGGCTATGGCTGAGGAGTTAAAAGCTACAAATCCAAAGTTCAACAAAGAAAAATTTCTTAAACGTGCCATTGCCGCATGGGAATTAGCCAATCCAGTAAAGGATATTGATGATGATATACCTTACTAAAATTACAGGTAACATTTCATGTCAGGAATATGTTCAATGTGATGGATGTGGATACCAAACTTATTTTGCAAATGTTTCAGATGAGTGTCCAAATTGTAAGTCAGATGCTTTCACCAGCTATCAAATCTACACAGTTTATCAAACCGTCAATGCAAAAAATCCACAGGATGCAATCGATACCGCATTTGATATGGGCGAATGGCAAACTATGGATGGTTCGATAACAATTGAATCAAAAGAAAGGATGAAAGCTATATGAGTAATCCAGATGTAATCACAATCGAATGGTGTACTGATGATGTGATGGAGCATTGTCAGTGGCTAACAAATGAACAAGCCAGAGATGTACTGCAAGCAATGTATAACAATCATGATTGTTGTGTGGGTATATCATGGGATGTAATTTTTTACACAGCGCAAGCTATATTTCCAGAAGGAGAACCAAATGAATGATCTATTCGATACACCAGTGTTCAAGCTGGTACGCAATGATGATCCAAGCACAAGTCATGATGCGGCAGAGCAATTAGATGTAAGCAAAATGGAACGCATAGTTCTTGCCGCTATCACATCGTTTGCAGATAAAGGCTGTATTTCTGATGACGTTTTGAATATCATTCCTAACCACAGATACAGCACAGTCACAGCTAGATACAAACAACTCAAAGAAAAAGGTTTGATCTTTGTAGACAATCGCAAACGCAAAGGTGAATCAGGCAGACAACAGCTAGTGATGTGGGCAAAACAATTTTACAAGCCAGAGGAGTAAGCAATGGGCAAGTATGTTCGTCATAAAGATGTAAGAAACTACTGCAAAACAACTGCTGGTTTATCGCACACAAAAAGCGATGCGCTTAGACAGAAGCAAGACAGGGAAGGCTGGGAAAAAGTAGCCGCGTCTTTACCTGATGATGCTTTTGCTGATGATGTTGTTGTTGATGATCGTCATGGAACTGTTAGTCGTAAAGCTACAATCGTAGAATCTAGCTTGTGGCATTACGATTAACTTGACAATCACTGCGTTGATGCAGATGATGTGTTCATGCTTAGTTATATGGATACACTCAAAGAAATGTCTGCAAGTGCAAACGTCAATCTAAAGAAAGCGTTTGTACATGCTGGGGTACGCGACTCTACTTACTATAGAGCAAAGCAGGGTCGTGACCTTAGACATAGCACTGCATTATTAGTGGAAGCATCGATTGGAAAACTTTCAGCACTTCAAGAGCGACATACAAGTTCCAGATAGCTACCAAGATTTAATATCTACAATGGTAGCTAGACGTAACGAATTAAATATGTCGCAAGAAGAACTAGCACATAGGATAGGATGCGCTAAGTCTTTGATTCATAAGTGGGAAAGATACAAACGAGTGCCTTCTGGTTTTTTATTTAGCTGTTGGTTGGATGCCCTTGGCCTCAAGATCACGATCCATAAGAAAGAAACTGTACGATAAGACAGGCAAGCCACAGAAATGTGACGCCTGTAGTATAAAGACACCTTGGTTCGTTTGTTTATTAGCTACAGAAAGTCCACCAACTTATCATACAATCTGTATTGATTGTTACGAGGCAGATACATGGCAAGCAAGAGTCGCGCTAAAGGAGACTACCACGAAAGAAGATTCGTTGAATGGCTCAAAGCCCTCGGCTTCAAAGCGAAAAGGCAACCGCTATCAGGAGCGTTGGGAGGAGAGTATAGCGGAGACATCATCTGGGAAGTCAGAGGCAACCCAATGGTGGTCGAAGTAAAGTACAGGGACAAGTCTGGATTCCCGAATCCATTCACTGTAGTTAGAGATGTGCTGTTTTATAAACGCAGGACAGGCACACCAAAAACATTAGTGATCTTTGATGGCGATGTGTTCGCAGAAAAGATTGCACCATTATTATTGGAGAACCACAATGTCATTTCTACTGATGGCGAGGGCAATCAAGGCTGATATACCTGACTGCTATGCCAAATGGTTGATGGTCGTACTAGCTGACCATGCCAATGAAGATACTCATGAGTGCTGGCCTAGCCTAGCTAGATTATCTGATCGCACACAGATGAGCGTACCAACTATAACTAGAAAACTTAACTGGCTTGAAGAACAAGGGCTGGTAACTAGGGTGCGTGGATCTAATCAACGATCAACTTTGTACACTATCTTTCCTATTGCAGAGAGCAACACCACTGTTGCAGACAGAAACACCACTGTTGCAGAGGGAAACACTAACCTATCAACTAACCTATCAACTAAAAAGAAGAAGGCGGTGCCAGAAGATTGGTTGCCGAGTGAGGAACTAAAGCAGTCTATTGATCTTAAGCTACAGGAGAACCAAGACCATGAGTATGAAACGAATCAATTCTGTTGTCACCACGCCAGCAAAGGAAGCACATTCGTCAACATCGACCTCGCTTACAGGGGCTGGTGCTATCGAGCCTTTAACTGGCGAGCAGATAGAGCAGGGTCTGGCAAGGCTACTGGAACTGGCAAGTCCACACGAGGTAGACAGAAGGCTTCTCATTTCGCTGGAATCGCACACGGGCTATCCAGTAAGAGAAATAAGCAGGACGAGATTCACTGATACAGATTATCAGACCATCGTTCAACGCTACGAAATTACATGCACCGACATAGATGGCCTAGATAGGGCAATAACCGCCGTTAGAAAGGCACTGGTGCCTCTTCCGAGAAATCAGATAGAAGATCAGCTAACCATGCTAGCAACGGTCGTTGTGAAGCCTTCTATGGAGAGTTCAGAAGATCAGCTAGTGCGAATAGAATCATTAGCTAGTTTATTGCATGAGTATCCAGCCGACATTGTACTCTATGCAATAGAACGAGTGACCAAGACATCCAAGTTTTGGCCTTCGTTTGCTGAGTTTTATCAGCACATCGATTGGATGTTGGCAAAACGTAACCTGATGTTAAGAGCATTGGAGAGTAAAAGGGTTGCGCTTACTGCACAGTTGCAGTAGAATGTTTCAGTAAAGGAGAACCACACATGGAACGCAAAGGTTTTATTGGCGGTAGCGATATGCGCCGCATCATGGATGGCGATTGGACATCGCTATGGGAAGAAAAGACAGGCAAGGTAGAACCTGTCGATCTGTCAGATAACCTAGCAGTACAGCTAGGTATAAAAACAGAAAACTTTAACAAGGATTGGTTTGCTAAACAGCACACAACATTAGAAGTTGAAACACTTGTTGCTTGTCATCATGACGTAGGCAATGGTCTAACCAAAGAAATGAATTGGGAAGGCGTACCACTCAAAGGATCAGTAGATGGATTTGTACTTACTGATCGTCAGTACCATGATGAAATCATTGAGTGCAAACACACCTACGATATGAACAAGATGGAAGCATGTTTGCAAATGTACATGCCACAGATGCAATTCTATATGTGGTTGCATCAAGCCAAGGGCTGTTACTTATCAGTTATCTTTGGCAATCGCAGATGGGAATCTGTCTATGTCACTAAGGATTGGGACTACATCCACAAGATGCAAGTTCACCTGACTGAGTTCTGGAGGTTTGTCAGAGATGAAACACGCCCTTTCGCAGATGAGCAGATACCACCTGTATCTATAGACAAAATCAAAGTCGATGGCCTAGTACGCAGAGATGCGTCATCTGATAACGAGTTCATCAGCAGATGCCATGACTACATTGAGCATGAGGCTAACGCCAAGCTGTTTGAGTCAGCCAAGTCTGATCTGAAAGCTATGGTTAGTAACGATGAGCGAGAAGTTTACTGTGACCTTCTCACCATCAAGCGCGACAAGCGCGGATCACTTCGTGTCACAGTCAACAAGGAGAACCAAGATGTCTAAGGATAATCTTAAACTATGGAACACAGTGTCAAAGTCTGACCCTAAGTTCCTCAAGAAAGTATCGTTTGGATCACGATCATTTACAGCTATTGATCCACAGTATCAAGTTAGATCTGCAACAGAACAGTTTGGTACAATAGGCCACGGCTGGGGATGGAGCAACGAGACACGCTTCATCAACGTGTCGAATGGCGACACCGCCGTTATCGCTGATGTAACCATATGGACAGGATCGCCTGACAATTCATTCGGACCTTTCTCTGGATGCAGAAAGTTCTTTGATTCTGCCAAAGGCAGGATGGCAGAGGATGCACCCAAGATGGCAATTACCGATGGTCTTACCAAAGCCATGTCACATCTAGGATTCAATGCCGATGTGTTTCTTGGCGAGATGGATGGCAACAAATACGCCGCCGACTCAAAAGCTGGCAAGCAAATAAGCGGAGGATGGTAATGTTTTACGGAAACCAAATAGCATCTTTGGATGCAAAGCTAATCGACATAGATCGCAAACTAGAGCAACTCATCTGGTCTATGAAAGAGCCTGTAAAGAAACAGGTTAAACCTAAACAAAAAAGCAAGCCTAAGTATTCCAAGCCATTTGTAGATAGAATAGCTGGCAGATACAAAAGCAAAGAAGATCTAATGAAAGAATCAGGATTAACATTCCAGACAGTTACCACCTACATTAGACATGCAAGAGCCGATGGCTACAAAATCAAAAGGCGGTCAATAAGAATCAAAGGCAAGATGGTTTCACAATATAAAATAGTAAAGGATAAATAGCATGAGCGATTATGATAACACTAACAGAGGCGCGGCCTTCAAACCGTTTCCAGAGCAACAGTTTATTCTGCAAGGTAAGCTAAACATTATGGGTGATGATAGCCAAGTCGCACTTATCATGGCTGAATCCAAAGATGGCAGTAAGCGCATCGAGGTATATCAACGTGCTGGTGTTCTATTTGCAAACAAAGATAAGAGCGATGAAAACAAACAGCCAGATTATAGCGGACCACTTGACGGTCTGCATCAAGACTGGCGCATTGCCGCATGGAAAGAAATGAAAGGCGACAATGCCTATATGTCGCTCAGGGTTTCAGAGGTTCAAAAGAAACAAGATCAAGAGCCACAGGCTGAACCGTCTAGCAAACAGATCGATGATGATGTACCATTCTAATCTGCGATAGTTAGGTGGTTCTCCCTATCGCATAGCGGGTGAGCAGTCGTACCATTCTGCTCATCCGCGACCTAAATAGGGATCGCCAACAACTCAAGCCTAGCAATCAAACGATCTGCTCTATTGGTTACTTGCTTATAATATCTACTATCTTTTAACTCAGCCCCAGCAGTTTCAAATTCTTCTGCTTCTATAGCCGCAATAAATTTCTTAAACTTAGACATACGCGGCCTACCCATATTGAACATTAGATTGCACAGAATATGTTGCAGTTCATCGCTCTTGTTATCCCAATCAGAATACAAGATCTTGCAATCCTCTATAGTTACAGCAATGTCTAGCGCAAATAGCTGACGCACACGCTCCTCAGATACATCTGTACCTACAGGCTGACCATACTCAGGCTCACCCTCAAGGATTAAATGACCCACACCACACGTTTCCAAACCTAAGTGATCTAAATACACAGAGTAGACACAGCCCTCATCATCAGCAATCTCTTGCCGCAACGTATCTATGTTCATTTCTTAAATCCTTTCAGCCCACGGATTCCAAATGACGCACCTATCGAAGCAAAAACTGCGTACTGAAACCATGATGGTGTATTGGAAAGAGCATCAAACCCACGCTCAACATATGGCTGAGTAAAAGGAACAAAGCACATAGCAATTATAGCTATAAACAAAATAGTCCACGCCTCATCCTTCCAGCTATCTCTGCTACCTTGAGCCATGATCTTTTCCCAGCCAGCTTCATGAGTAGCGGCAACCTTCATCACCTCTGCTTCCGCTTTAGCTTTAGCTACTTTGGCTTCACTGGTAGCTTTCTTTTCATCAGCCTTGCCCTGTAACCAAGAGCCAGCCAAGTTACCTACAATCGGGATCAGTGCTTGTATCATCTTTCACTCCCAAGCCAGACTGCAAAAGCACCTGTCATAGCACCAGAAACAACACTTATCATTGCGCTTTGCTGTGTGGTTAAATCATCGAGGCTAATTCCCCATTCAATAACTCTGATGTACATAACAGTCATTACAAACATCATAAGCCTTGGCAGTATCTTCCACTTGAGGAATGTTTCTACGCTCATTTTAACGCATCCTTTATGCTATCTAACGTACCCTTTAGCGAGTAGCCAGAAGGTCTAGGGTTATATTCACACTGATACGATCTTGCACATCCAACATGCAGTTCAGTTGTATGCGACTCTTGGGTGTTGTTTGCACCTTGATAAAAGCAGACTATTTCTCTTTTGCTAATAACTTCAGTGTAAGCAAGGCGGCATGTAGTCATTTTAGGAATGGATGCACTAGCCTTAAAAGCTACAAGAGCAATCAAACCTACAACCAGAACGCCCATGATCAAGTAGAACAACATACTAAGACCATCAAAGATTTCTTTGCGTTGTGCCGCCTTCTCTATAGCCGCTTGCTTGGCACGTTCTTTCTGAGCCTGTATGCGCCTAGCACGTTCCTCAACGATTGAACGCCATGTGCCTGATCCAAACCGCAAATCAACTAGCATCGATACTTCGTATAGCTTTTCCTGTGCTAGCTTGGCATCGATCATTTCTGTAGCTACACCGCCAATGCCATCCATAGCACCAACGCCAGACTTTTTGTTACGCTCTTTGTTTACCTGTGCTTGGCCTTCAAACAGGTTGTCGATATATCCAGCGATTTCTGAAATGTCATTACAGGTATTGATGCACGACTTAATAGCATCGGTAGCACCTTTTACTAAAGCAATGCCAGCAAGGGCTGTACTAATGGGTTCCATTAGCCAAGATGCCAGCAAGTAAAATGATTGTCGTACCAGCAGTACCAATCATGATTGCTTCAATGCGCTTGATACGCAGAATAGTTTCCTTCCATCGCTCAGTACAAACTGCTTCATGTGTGTCGATCTGTGCCTGTACAGATGCGGCTGTTGGTTTGCTCATTTTACTTCAATCAAATCCTGCAATGTTGGCTTTTGCATTTGTTGCATAAGCTGATGACTTGTTTCATTTCCTTTAACCATTTCATTGCGGAATGATTCCACAGCCGCACCTGTCTGCGCAGACATCATTGCATTATCTATAAGTAACTTGGGCATCCACGCCATCGAGCAACCCCAATCGTCAATCTCTTGACCTGTATTTGGGTCAGTGCCACGAATCTGAATAAACCAAGAGCAATCCATTTGCTTACACGGCTCGAAGTTATTAAGTGGGCAGTTATCTTTGACTTCGATTTTCATTAATCGCCGCCAGCCTCTGCCGCTTGTGCTTCAGCTTCTGCAATCCTTGCTAACTCTGCGTCATGTGCAGTTTGCCAAACTGTATCGACATTCGACCACCAACTGATGGTTGTCTTGTCAGCAACATCTTCATTAGCAGTAATCATATTTTTTACACGATCACCCTTTTCAATATCGGCTGTTCCATCTGCATAAACTTGGACAGCAAGTACATCAGATGGCAGAAAGCTAAGATCCAGATCGTCATAACTTACACCGTCTTTGTAAATTTGACTTGATGCGTGAATAATTGAATATGTTGCCATTTCTTAATCCTTTGTTGCGATTATGACATCGACATATTGTACGTTAATTGCGGCTGTACCTGATGCTGACGCAGACAGTGAGTGGTTGTGTGAACCGCCACCGCCAGTGCTATTTGTATTTTGTGTCCCTTGGCTACTAAATGAATAACCATACCCATGGCCTACATAATAAGAGCCAGCCTGATTAGAATTTACACTGGTGATACCGTGATTATGACTTGGCATCGTGCTGGTAGAAATCGTTGTGCTTCCAGTTGAACCAGATATAGAGATTGACAATGAAGGTGTACCAAACGCACTTGTGAATGAACTCGATCCACCTGTACCCACAGAACCTGAGACAATGCGTAACGCTTTATTGTTGTGCGTTGTGTCTTTTGTCCAACCAGTTGGGGCGGCTGTCTGTACAAACAAAGCCTTTGTTCCTGATGGCAATCCGCTTGCTGGTAAATTAGTTAGGTTGGAGCCGTCAAGTGCTGGCAAAGTTGCTGGGAATCTAGCGTCAGGAATTGTCCCACTTGTAAGGTTGGTGGCACTAAGATTAGTTAAATCATCAGCAGTAGCGTTTGCCGCTATGCCATCTAGCTTAGAGCCATCAGATGCCACATTACGTCCATCCACATTGCCTGATACAGTGATATTGCCAGTTACGTCAATGCCTGTGGAGGTGGTGGAAAATTTGGTGCTTCCGTTGTGGCGCAACTTAACAATGCCGCCAGCAATCTCAACTTGCTCATATGAGTTCGTTACATCGGTGATGCTAAACTCACCAGCATCTACTTTCAGCCTGTAGTCAACTTGAGTGCCGCCAGCAGTGTCATTGAAATCAATCTGTGGAGCATCTTTTGCAAGTTCAATGTTTCCAGAGGTGGTTGCACCATCCATAGTGACTGTGCCAGTGACATCAATGCCGCCAGAGGTGGTTTCAAATTTAACATCCCCATCGTATCGTAATTCAGCACCAGCGTCTTCTTTGAACAAAGCAATAGTTGAGCCATCGTCATCTTCAATACGAACTTGACTGCCCCTAATTCTTAAGTCGCCAGTGCCTTGCTCATAAATATAACTTGTTGTGCCTGTGTGGTAAATCTGAAGGTCATTGCCAGCACCGAAGATGGCCTTGTCGTTGTCGCCGAAGGTGATGTCGCCAGACATAGTGCCGCCAGTTAAGGCAAGAAAGCCTGTTCCTGATACGTATGCCGCTACCCAAGCAGAACCTGTATAGACATACATAGCCCCTGCCACGCTATCAAAATACAAAGCACCAGCTACTAAAGCATCACCGTCATTATCTACAGTAGGTGCGCTAGACTTTGTGCCAAGATACCTATCATCAAAGTTATCGTAAGCCGCTAGTGTTGCATCTCTTGCACTCTCAGCCGCACTCTGTGCAGATGATGCAGATGATGCTGATGATGCCGCGTTAGTCTCAGATGTTGACGCATTAGTTGCGCTAGTTGAAGCAGACGATGCACTAGAGGCCGCGTTAGTCTCACTAGTAGACGCATTAGATTCGCTTGTACTAGCATTGCTTGCTGATGTAGACGCATTAGATGCTGATGTAGCGGCATTTGTTTCACTAGTAGAAGCGTTGCTTGCTGATGTAGCGGCTTCTGACGCCTTTGTTGTGGCAGTAGATGCACTAGTTGATGCAGACGACTCGGATGTAGCGGAGTTGCTTTCGCTGGTTGCCGCATTAGCCGCAGATGAAGATGCTTCTGATGCTTTTGTTGTAGCTGTAGAAGCACTGGTAGATGCGTTTGTAGCACTTGTAGCCGCCTCACTAGCCTTGGTTGTAGCAGTTGTAGCATGACCTGATGCTGTAGTAGCTGAACTTGCCGCCGCAGTTGCGCTTGAAGCCGCATTTGTCTCGGCAGTCTCAGCGTTAGTCTCAGCAGTTTCAGCATTTGTTTCAGCAGTTTCAGCCGCAGTTTGTGCTGTCTGTGCCGCAGTTGCGCTAGAAGATGCGCTACTTGCACTAGAAGCCGCCGCAGTAGCAGAAGATGCCGCTTCACCAGCTTTTGTAGTAGCGGTGGTAGCATTTGTTGCGGCGTTTTGGACATCTGACAAATTGTCTACAATACTTTGCATATTGGATGTTACACCAGCAACAGTGGTTACATTAGCTGATACCCCAGCTACTGTTGTTACGTTAGATGATATTCCAGCTACAGTTTGAATAGCATCAGTCGCGTCTGTGCCATCCTCGATGTCGGCTAGTGTGGCTATGTCAGCAGTTACAGCAGAAAGAGTTGACACGTCTGCAATCTTTGGTCCTGCTTCTGGCACACCAGTTGTTGCATTAAACCCTAGAACAGTACCCGCTCTAGTCGCTTTAAGCGGAAGCTCCATTGAGCCAGCCGCATCACTGTCTTGTAGGCGTAGTGAGCGATCTACAGCGTCTTTACGGTCTGCAAACTGTGCAGTAATCTTATCTAATTCTGTGTTGAGAGAACCGATTTGAAACGCACCAGAGGCAGGAAAGTCAGTAGTACGCTCAAGAGCAATGTCTCTAGTTATAACTACTGTGCTACCGCCTGTTGCGCCTGTAACACTTATGGTTACAGTACCAGTAGAGCCACTACCACCAGATACAGTGTAGTCTGTAGTTAAAGTTTTAAGTACGTTATCTACATATACGTTAAGATCGGCATCAGCAAAAAACTCAAACGAAACCGTAAAGGAAGTTTGTGTAACGCCCTGTGCTACAGCATATGATACGCGTGGCGTATTGTCTGATAAGTTAATAGTCATGGCTAGATCCTACCTTTCATGTGGATATGGCTCAACTCACAATTAGAAGCGTCTTATTGTGTAATCCTCTTGCTCTTGGTTTGGCAATGTACCAGCCAAAACATTAGAAAACTCGTTTACATAATCATTCCATAGCCACAGTCTAGCTGTAGGTAAAGCTCTGATTATATCTTTAGACCCCTCACCAAAATCACCAGTTGTAAACTTATACAAACCTGTTAGAACATCTTGCCCATAGCTAGGACCAGCACCTAATAGGTTCACAGTTCCATCCAAGAAGCTTTCTTCTTGTGGGAATCTATCGTTAATAAATCCACCGCCAAGATCAGGACCACCAAATGCGGCAGAAGTTGACATAGCTGTATAGAAACTATCTGACCATAAAGCCGCTAGACCAGACATATCAAACGATCTAGCTATCTTGTCCTGTATAGACATATTGTCCATGACAAATGGGCGATTACGATTCTTTAACTCAAGACCAAGATAACCTAGCCCCATAGCCGCAACAGCCGCTACTGCTCTGTTTCTAGCCTGACCAGTGGCATATGCCGCAGTTATCTTATTTGCCGCCGCAAACGAATATGAATAGAACTGAAACGGCAATCCAAGCAATCCATTTTCTATACGAGAATATCCACGCACACGCGGATCTTGTTCATACCCAAACTTCCTAGCAATGTGAAACGGAACATACGCAACACCATCAACAATGATTGGCTTGTCAGCAGGAGTACCCATAAGAATGGTGTTCATGATTCCGCTATTCATTGAAGATCTAAATTCCATCTGCAAATCTTTAGCTTCTGTAGGCCACTTGTCGCTGTTAGGTAGCCATAAACCAGAACCATTTTCTTTGGTATTTTCAATAATACCATCATCAACCAGCTTCTTAAACTCACGCGCCTTGCCAGCATCAATGCCATACCTAGCCAGATATTTAATTTCAAATGGCTTTGCATTGCCATCAGCCAGACGAATAGACATCTGTATTATAGAATGACCTCTAACTACAGCATCCAGCTTCTTCATTATGTTTGTAAGCGGCCCAAGTCCATTTAGATAAAAGAAACCGCTTTTAAGTTTGCCAACACCTTTGTCGTAAATACGATCAATACGATTACCTTCGCCAAAAGGATTGTTAGATATTTCATCAACATGGCGCATATGCGATGAGCCTTGAATAACTTCCCTAGCCTCACCTGCGTGGTGCGCTTCGGTCATTGTCATGCGTAGTCTGTTATCACTTATCAAGCCAAACAAACCACGGAAAATATCTTTTAGCTCATGCTCCATTATAATCTTGGCAAAGTCAGTCATACTGGCAAAACCAGCAGAGCCTAGATAATTAAGCTGTGCGCCATCACGCAATACTTTAGCCGCTCTCATATCGAATGATGTTGGATCACGCCTCTGTACAGAGCCAACAACACGATCATACATATGCGTAAAGTCGCGCCTAACTCGATTCATTTCTTTCATAGACTTGCCAGCCGCAAACATATCGTCATCAATATCTTCAAGCAGATCATCAAGACTTTTGCCATCGAACAGCTTAGCAAACTGATACAATGGTGCAGTACGCATAGTATAAGCTCTCATTACAGCAAGAGGATCTTGCTCTATAAAGTCAAACACTAGCGCATTAGGTATATCTAACTTGCGATGCTTAAAATGCTTAGACTTGCCTTGCCCATAAAACGCATTAGCATCATCAGCTACATCAGTTAAACCCAGTATTTCATCAATGGTTTCATCAACTCTTTTCATTACAGACGCATCATCTGTAGCTAGAGTTTTCTTTAGAAACAATGGCACTCTGTTTCTAATGTCGGCATGTATTTCGCCCATGTATTTGATTGCAGAATCATTAACACGCATTTCTAAAGATATAAGATCTTC